CAGGTTCAGCAACTGCACGACCTTCCAAACCGATAACAGGCCCAGCCAGGTCATCCGTGCAACGCCGACCACCACGGTCAACAACGACATGGCGCCGACGATGGCCATGATGGTCAGTGCGGTGATGCCGATCACCCGGGTGATGTTGGGAAACAGCTGCGACCAGCGCACCAGGGTTTTGCCGATGTCGACCATTTTGCTCATGAACGGCGTCAGTACCGGTATCAGCACCTGGCCGAACACTACCCGCATGACTTCGACCAGGGATGCCCACTGTTGCCACGGATCGACCATGGCCCGGGCCATCTGCTCGGCGTTCTCCAGTCCGCGCACCTTGCCCAGCTGCTCGATGCCGTTACGCAGTCGATCGGTGTCCTTGGCCAGCGCACCGATTACCTGGGCGCCTTCACCGCCGAAGGCCTCCATCAGCTTGGCGCCGGCTGACGCGCTGGTCAGATCACCGAACTTGCCCTGCAGCTTGTCCAGAATCGCCATCATCGGCAGGACTTTGCCCTGCTGATCGGTGAACTTCATGCCAAGTTTTTCCGACGCCGCGCCGATGTTTTCGAAGAACGCCTTATAGCGTCCGCCGGCGTCGCCGCCCTCCATGGTGCTGCTCAGCGTGCCGATCACCGCCATCTGTTCGGCAAGATCGACGCCCGATGTGGTGGCGATCGCGCCGGCCTCCTTGAAGGCGTCTTTCATCGCGGCGCCGCTGGTACGGAACAACTGCACAGCCAGCGCCGTTTGCCCGCCGAGCTTTTCCACCCACGCGCCCTTCCCCATCGCATCCGCTTGGGACTTCTGCAGGTTGTAGAGTGTGCCGACGTATTCGCCCATGGTTTCGGCGTCCGTCTTGGTGGCCTTCGCCAGTAAGTTGCTGGTGTTGGTGAACGTGGCGAGCTGGTTGCCGGCGAGTCCCTTGATAGCGCCCTCAATCAGGTAAGCCGAGGCCACAAAATCCTTGGCGTTCTCGCCATAGCTCACCGCGAATTGCAGCGACTTGGCATTGAGTGCCGACAACGCATCCTCAGCCACGCCCAACGATCGGACGTCGCCCAGGGCGCGATTGACCTCCAGCGCCGGTTCCATGGACTCACGGATCCCGACCACAGCCGCCGTCACGCCGCCGATGCCCAAGCCGATGGTCTTGATGTGCTTTTCGCTCTGATCAGCCAGCTCGGAAAAGCCCATTTTCACCTTTCCCAAGGGCGCGGTGACCTTGTCCTGCAAGCTGAGAATGAAAGCCAGGCTGGCGCTACGGTCTGCCAAAGTCGTTACCCGTTCAGCGCAAGGGCGATGCCGTTAGCCACGGCGAACTCCATGCGTCTCCAGTGTTCGTCCTCCAGCCACTTGGCCGTCCCCATCGCCTCGGGCGTGGGTTCGGCACCAGGAAGCCAGCGGTTCGTCAGGGCCATCAACTGGCCCAGTCCGTTTTCGCTTAGGCGCTCAGCGTGCTCGAGCGCTTTTTTACGATCACCTCAACGTTGGGCGCGTACTCCTCGAGCAGCGCGCCGGCGATCTGCATCACCATCACCGGGTTGCCCAGCAGCGGTTTCAGCACGGTTTTTTGTTCCTGCAGCACAGTGGTCATCAACAGGTTGTTGCCCGGGGCGACCTTGTTGGTTTGGGTCAGAGCGTTGAAATACTTGGTGACGTCGGCCGGTGTCAGGTTGAAGGTGAATTCCTGTTCGCCGACTTCCAGGGTGATTTCGGTGTTGTTCTGTTGGCTCATGGGGTTGATCTCTTGTTGAGGTTGGAAAAAGTGGTGTCCTGGTGCGCTGGCGATCGCCGGCACACGCCACGGACGTATTGCTGCAGTCCGAAAATCATTTGCCGGCTTAGGGCGAGCTGATTCCGGAGGGTGAAATAATCCGGTCTAGCGTCTGCTGCGAGTTCGGCGCGTCCTGCATCAGCCACGCGGGCGGTGCCGGCGGTGGCGGGCACAGATCCGGTGGCGGGACAGGTGGCGCGGACGAGCAACCGGCCTGTGCCATCGCCAACAGCGCGGCGCAGGCGTTCGTTTTCAGTGCGTGCATCGGTCAATACCTTTGTGTTTCGTTGGTCGATCGCGTCCCGCTCGGCGAGCATTTCGCCGCTGATGCGTGCCGCTTCCCGCAGGCCGCTGGCCTCCCATTTCGCGCTATCACGCTCGCGTCTGGCTTCGTCGCGCTGGCCTTCGAGCGAGTCAAAACCGATCCAGGCGACCAGGCACAACACGACCAGGAACAAGGCTTGGCGCAGCATCACAAGCCCTCCGCACACAGGCGGGATTCGGCCAGCCGACGGTTGTGCAGGCCCGGCACAAAGTGCTTCTGGCCCTTGGCGTCAGTCACAAAGGCCCATACCGGCGTCTTGCCGTCCGGCGCCCATGCCAGAGCTTTGCAGCCCTCGGCGATGCGGCCGGCGTTGATAAGCGCGACCGCTCGACTGGCGCAGGTGCTGGTCACACCGAAGTTGTGGCCGTGACTGGTGAGTGCGTCGAACGTGTTCTGGCTGGCGTTCGGGTAGGTGATGCACTCGGCGAGCTGCAGCTGCGTTTTGCGGATCACCAGTTGCTCCACCTCGGCGCACTTGGCGGGTGACCAGTAGTCGCCGACAACGACCGGGTAAGGGCTGGTAAACCGGGTGATGCCCTTGCAAACCGTGGGCAGTCCACCGGCGAGCTTGTCCGCATAAACGGTGTTTTGTCCGTTGCCCTCCCAAGTGCCCAGGAAGATCACCAACGGAGCGCTGGCCAGCGCAATCGCACCGGCCTGAATCCTTCCGCGCAGGCTCATGGAAACCACACCCGCAGCAGTGCCGGCACAACCATCTGCAGCACAGAAGCGACCACCGTGAGAATGGTCAGCAAGCGCCCGACCTTCGCGCCGATGTCGTTTACCGCGACCGTCAGGGTCTGCTGGCCAGCGTTCAGTTCCGAGAGTTGACCGGCCATGTGTTCGAACCCCTGCTCCAACTTGGTCACGCGGGTAGGCACCGTTTCGTGGCGGTCTTCCAACTCGCTCAGCCGGTGTTCGAACACAGCGAATCTCTGCTCCAGCGTTCCGAGGCGTACGGTTTCAGTCGTCATCAGCGTTTACTCTGCTCAAAGCCCGTCTGGCACGGGACGCATCGCGTTTTACCGCCCAGCGCACGGCGTGCCGGCGGGATCTCTTTGTCGCAGTCCTCGCAATGGGTCAGGCTTGGCCCGACCGGCACAGGCGTCAGCAGTTGGGCCTTGATCGCCTGGTCACGTTGGCGTTGCTCCAGCTCCTGGGCGCGGTCGAACCAGTCCACCATTAACGGATCCCCTCGATCTCGGTAGCGTCGAGGTACGGAACGCCGTTGATGTGAATGAAATCCGGACTGGTGACGTCAAACGGCACCTTGTGTTTGGTTTTCTCGCCACCTTTCGGGTCGATCGACAACAGGCTGGAGATCTTCACCTTGCAGCCGAAGGCTTCCACGCGCAGTTCCTCTTCTTCGCCGGCCTTGGCGAAGAACACTGCGTCAAACGGCTTGAGCTTGCGGAAGCTGCCCGCAGATCGCGCCGCGTCGATCAGCAACTGAAAGTTGGAGCTGTCCAGTTCCAGTTCGCCGGCAGCGGCCACGTCGCCCTCCACGTAGCCGTCAGGCACGCCACGGGTTTGGGCTACGGCCGAGTTGTCGGTGATGTCCAGGGTGCAGCTCTCGACGTGCAGCGACAGATCGCCCAGGCTCACGTCGAAGTTCTTGCCGCCAATTTTTGCCATGGGGCGTTACTCCGTTTTGTCAGTGGAAAGATCCAGGGCGATGTTCGCCGTGAGGTCTTTCGGGCAGTTGAGGGGTTTGAGCTTGATGTAGGCGGCAACCTTGGTTTTGCTGAGCCATTCCAGCACCAGGTCACCGTCTTTCGGCGGCTCGATGTCACCGGGGAACACCTCACCGTTGAACTTGATGGACTTGGCCATGGCACGCAGAGGCGCCATCAGTTGGTTGGTGTTCACCGCCATACTGTTGGGGGTACTGTTCAAGCGGCGATCGGCTACACGGCGGATCAGCAGCGGGCGAATCAGGCGAGCGGCTTTGTCGGTGATGCGCAGGTATTCCACGACCTGAAAGTCACTGCCCGGGGTGTCCAACATGTTGCAGTCACCCCAGTACACCCCCGGGTAGTCGGGGTAGGTCTGGGTGACGGAGAACCGCGCCCGATCCAGTTCACTGCGCACAGCGGACGGCAGCGGGATCAGCTCCATATCGATAGGCACGTCGCCAAGTCCCAACACCGGGCCGGTGGCCACGCGCATCGGACTATCAGCGATGCTGACTGCCGAATTGGCCAAGCGGCCAGCCAGCACGCCCAAGTCATTACCGTGCAGTTGCGGCACCGGTGAAACGCGCGGCGCTGCCAGACCCGCTACCAACGCTTTTTGCTCGCTCAGGTACTGTGCCCAGGTCTGGTCGACGGCGATGCCGGCGGTGCTTGCCAGAAAGAAAACACGACGGCCGTAGGTGTTGTTCAGGGCGACGGCCGCGTCATTCATGGCCGATAGTTCGTCACCCTTGGTGACAGGCTTGGTGACGATTACCGCTTCCACCGACACCCCTTGTTGCTGGGTTTTCTCCAGAGCGGTGGCCCAGTCGCCTTCGGGGCCGATCGGGGCCGCCATGCAGGCCCAGCGCTGGCCACCGTTCAAACGTGCGGCGGTGATTTGGGCTTTCAGATCGCTCGCCGGGACGCCCAGGGCGGCGTCCAGATCGCTGTCGGTGTTCAACGGAATGATCTGGCCGACGTTTTTGGCGGCGGGGCCGATGAAAAGAAAGTAACGCTCAACCTCTGTCACGGCACCCTGGCCTAGATTGAGATTGTCGACGGTGACTTGACCGAGTGCCATGCAGTGCCTCGTTAGCGGGGTGAAGTTAGGATTTGTTGCAACACCTGGTTAATCAGCAGGTTGGTGTCGCGTTCAGTTTCGGCGCCGATGAACTGGCGTTTCGGCAAGGTGATTTCCCAGCTTTGCGCGCCAGTGCTTTCGCTGCGCTGGTCGTCGAGGATCCGGATCAACAGACCGGCTTTGGCGT